TTGTATTGATGCCTTCCCAGACAGCAGGCAGCAGGTCCTGCGGTTTAACAGGCTTGCCCTTTTTGCTGTAAGGGTTAAGCATCCAGGAGCCTAGCAGGCTAATTCTCTGTAGCTCGCCCTTTTCTTGCTGCTCGTACTTCTTGCCCCATGCATCAATCCGGTTAAGGACAGCCCATACTTCATTATCCCAAAAGTCAGTCTCTGACATGCCTGCCATCCCGCAGGCGTAATAATGAAGCTGGCTAACATCTACTTCGCGCTCTTGGCTTTCTCCGCTTTGAGCGCTTTCGAGTTTTTTTCCTCATCCGCTGCCCATTTTTTAGCCAGCGACTCACCATATATTTCCAGTACCTCTGTGAGAAGGCCCGGCTTTTCGTCGAACAAGTCCATGACATCATCAGCGCTAAGATTGAATTTCTTAGATTCTTTGCGGTGGCCCTCCTTTAGCCCGAAATAGAACAGATCAGCGATCTGCTCGTAAGTCAGTTGTATAGGATTGCCTTCGCCGCCTGTAGCGCCGAGCATCTCGAAAGACTGCCCGATGGTGAGCTTATGTTTGATGCAAAAATGGTTGAGCGCCCGCATCGTGAAGGATACGGGCAGGCTCTTACCATCAACTTGGATTTCGTGTACCATGCAGATATTTTAGGTTGTGCTCATTGCCACCGCACCTGTGATGGTGAAGCTCGCTGAGTAGGTTGCATTCTCTTCCACCGCTGCTGTGACTTCATACTCTGTACAGAAGGCTAAGAAAGTGTAGATGTTGTCACCTGATACGCCTGTCTCAACAGTACAGCTTAGCTCTGTGCCGCCATCAAGCGCATCAAACAGCGTTCGAGGGGTTTCGTAGTTGTTTGAAGTGCCGTCCTCATTGTACAGCGCCTCAACAGTCAGCGTACCGGACTTCTGCCCTGGTTCGCTTTCTGCCCAGCCTGAGCCAGGGTTGTCTTTGTGGATAGTCTCCCGCAGCTCCCTGCTGAATGACAGGGTGCAGCTCGTCGCGTATGCAATTGGCGTACTGCCAATATACAGGCGAAGGTTAGTTCCGTTTATTACGCCAGTCGATGCCATAGCGATTTGATTTTATCCCACCATGTCACCTTCTTTGGTTTCACAGGGGCAGGTTCAAAAAATTCTTTTTCAAGTTCCACCTCCTGCACTTCAGGAGGCGGGTTGTCTTTCGAGTAGGAGGTGATATTCTCCACCTGCTCAGTATCAGGTATTGCAACGCCCTGTTTGATTAGCGCTTTAGCATACCTGTATGCTATATCAATGTGAGTGCCTGCTTTGTCAGTCCGTCCTTTTTCGTCTGTCCAGTCTTTGATTAGCTTCACTCTCATCGCTTCATTCTTACTTGATAGCTTTGCTCGATTGCGAAAAAACCAAAGTCATCAATGAAGTCATTATCCGACTGGTTCGCAAAGCTTATTTTGTCTACCGAAACACCCTGTACAGTGCCTTGGTAGTGATCGAAAATCACCCTGCACCTTTCCGCTATATCCTGCGCATCGCTGTAGCTCGTTGAATAAATCAAAAGCGACATATCAATAACATCAAGCGGTGAAGGTCCGTCTTTGATATTCGTAGGCAGTTGGCTCGTGTGCTGATAGACAATAGCCGGATAGCCTGTATCTTGCGGTATCTGCACAGGGAATATCCTGCTGCCGACAAGCGCGGTTATCGTTGCATCGTTGCTCAATAAGTTATATGTCAGCTTGCCTAAGTTCAATCAAGGTTATTTTTTCGCGCTGCCTTGCGCTTTAGTGCATCAATTTCACGCTTGATGTAGGATTCAACCCTACGCTGTTGGCTTACTAATGCAGGTATCATCACCCTGTCCCGGAATGCCTTTGCACTGCCGTATATCATCTGAGCATAGAAGGCGTTAACGTTGCGCTCGTTCTTGCCATAGCTTTTTGCCCGTGCGTTGCGCAAAATCCGTGGCCCTATGATAGCACTGATTGCTCTGCGAAGGCTTAGCACCCTGATAGATAACTGCAAGTTACCGGGGTAATAAGCCACTCTGTCCTCTGTCCTGCTGCCCCGCTTCGCTCTAAGGCTCTTCACTATCTTGCTGCCGCTGCGGTAGTGGTAATGCACCTTGTTTGACCGTGGTGCTTTTGCCCTTGCTGCATATTGCACGAACTGCCCTGCCCTGCGGTTAATCCGTTGACGCTCTTTTGCGTCTGAGATTTCAGCAGCAGCCTTTGAAATCCGCAGCATCAAATCTTCAACTTCGCGCTGATCTACAACTAATGCCATCTCAATAGCTCGTTATCGGTTCGTCAATCTCGCACTCTAAGCGCATGTACATCTGCTTTGCATCCGGCAGTACAGTTCGGATGTTGAATTTCTCATTATTGTGAGTCATTCGCCATTCAGCGTTAATCTCGCTGTTGAACCGTATTGTCACTAAGCAGTTAATGCGCGATGTTATCCGGCTTGCCTCTCCACTCTCGTCTGAGCCTGATTCTTTGTACTCAATGTGCGCCCATGTTTCAGGCTGCGGTGTGTACGTCTTCTCCTTTTCGCCGTAATCATTAGGGGTATAGGTAGGCTTTAGGAATTGTACCCTGTGCCGCATACGCCCTATGTTCTCCTTTTTGTTGTACATCAGAAACGGCTTACTCTGTAGTGATCGAGCATCACCCTGCTCTGTGTCGGAAGATTGTACACGCTGTCCTCCCGGTTGTCATACCATGCGCCAATCATCAGTAGTAATGCCTGCTTGATGGCTACAGGCACACTATCAGCATCTGCATAGCCTGCCCGGAATGTCACAACGACGCTTGCAGGTATATCCTGTGCTGACTGCCATGAATAGCCATATACAGGTGATACGCTCGGTGGACGGCGATAGGTGTCAACCTTGTAATTAGCAGCATCCTCAGTGATACTATCCCCTCCTTCGTCAATATACACCACGCTTGTAACGCTGATAAGCGGCGAGCGCCAAAGCACTAGCGACTGATAAGGGTTAAGGCGCGTTGTTGCCGGGAAGCCATCAAAAGCCTGCTCGTAAGTTGTATCAATCAGCGCCAAATTCGTGTATTCCTCTGCCTGTTGCCGGGCAGCGGTAATCAGCGCTGTGATATAATTGTCATCAGCGGTGTAGTCTACTTTGAGGTGCGCCTTTGCTTCTGCTAGGCTTACAGGCTCTTCAGCAGGTGCTGACGTAACTTTGAGCATTTACTTTCGTGGTTTGCGCCCGCGTTTCTTGCGTGCTGGCTTCGGTTCTTCAGGCTTCTCTTCTACCTTTTGAGGCTCTGCTTTCTGCTCGGTATCTGCTGCCTTTGGTGCTTCAGGCTTCGGGGCTGCAATTGTTGCTGTCCTGCGCTCTGCTGCCTTCCTGCTAACAGTAGTTTTCGCAGTGCCGACAATCTCAGCAAGCCCTTTGCGCTGTAGCTCAGCAGCTTTCTCGTCTGTTACGGTTTGAAGGGAACCCGCAGGGAAGGTATAATCCCTCCCTGCAAGGCCCTGAAATACTCTAACTTCCTTCATTAGGTTGCAGCATTTTGCAGCACCTTGATGGCGTTGGCTTGGATCAGCTCACCGTCCATGCGGCGGTAAGAGATGAAGCCAACCTTCAGCTCGTCCATGTAGCGCTCCTGCATACGGACAAACACCGGGTCGCCAGCAAGTCGGATAACGTACTTGGAGAAGTCACCGAAGGCGACAGGCTTGTTCGATGCTCCGAGGTCTGCCATGTCGTTGTTCACGCTGTAGGCATACCCCTCAAGGGTGTCAGGCTCGCCATCGCGCATCGAAGGCACCCACAGCGGGCGGTCATCAGCAGAACCGAAGCTCAGCTTCTTGATAGCAGCAAGGGTAGTGTCGTTGAACATCCAAATGCCGTTCGGGCGGTAAGCACGGTCTACGCTGTGCAGAAGGTCGACAAGCTCAGCGCGGGTGATCGCATCAACAGCAGTAGCCGTTTTGCCAACAGTAGCAGCAGTCACAAAACCGTTAGGCTGCGCAGTGCCTGTGCCGGTAGTGGCGTGCTGGTTGATGATGCGCCCCAAGCGCTCAGCGAAGCTGTCGATGATGAAGTTCTCCAGGTCGAATGCTGAGTCCTGCGCAAGCTGTACAGATACCTTCACAATACCAGAGGTATAGGTGTAAGCATCAAGCACTTTGTTCGCAAACGTCATATCCTGAACAGTAGCAGCGCCTGCTGTTTCTGTAAGGATAGAGCCGATCGCTGAGGTGTCGTCAACCGTGGGCCAGTCCACCTGGTTACCTGTAGCGGTATTGAACAGGCGGGCGACATTCAGCATCTCCCCAAAATACTTCATGCGGATTTCAAGCTCATCGCTGAAGCCCTGCGGGATAGTGTAGCCACCCTGCGCATCGGCAGTGGTCTGCGGGTCAGTGCCCCGCTTTTCCATCAGGATCTGCTGCTCGCTTGCATTGAGGGAGGTAGCGCCCCACCGGAGGTACTTGCTGAAGATACTGCGGTATTGCTTATCCTTGTCTTCAGGGGACAGTTGCTTAGTAGCCTGCTCTGCTTCGCCACGCTGCGCACGCTGCTCGATCTGCTCTTTTTGCAGTTCTTCGACACGCTGCTGGCGCTCAAGCTTCCGGGTAAGCGCCTGATAATCCTCATCGAACTTCATAAAGCGCTCATCCTCCTCTTTGTTGAGGTCCCTGCTCTGCTTCTCTGCGCTGTTGACAATATCGCGCATCTGTTCCTTAATCCATGCACGGCCCTCGCGCAGTTCCTGTGCGCTCGCCTGGCCATTGAGCAATTGCTCTGTACTTTTCATAGCTTTGATGTTTTGCTATTCAAAAAATAGGGTTATTTGTCACCTTCCGGCAACTCGATGATACGCAGCTTCCGCCCTGCCAGGCTGGCCCGCGTTTTTTCTTTCTGTTCTTCTGTTTGCGCTGTGCGCTTTTCAATGCTCCGAGCGCTCGCCTCCGTCTGCGTGTAAGCAGGGAAGGTAACAGGCGAAATGTCGAATACTTCACCAATGCGCTTAAGTGTGCGAACCGGGTAGTCTCCTGATTCATCCCATTCGTCTTCCATCAGCGTGAAGCCAAACGAGCTTTGCGTTACATCGCCCCGCTTCATCGGCTCGATAACCAAGTCCCTGACAAGCTGTGTATCAGGAGGGGTAATAGTGTAGCGAAGCCCTCGCTCGTCAATCTCTAGTTGTAGGGTGTTGTTCGTAGTCCTGCCAAGCACGAAGTTAGGATCGTGATTGAACAGCGCCCGGACATCAGAAATATCAGCATCAGCAAATGCCTGCTTATCAATGCGCTCGACAAAGCTGCCCATCAGCAGTTCTGAGTCTGAATCGAAAACAGCAGCATAGCCCCTGATCTGAGGCTTTCCTGTTTTCATATCCATGCGCAGTTCTGCGTTATATGTCCGGCGTTCGGTGCCTGTAGTCTGCTGCACTTTGTCAGCAGGCTTGAATCGGTATTCCACTTCGATAGTTTTTGCGCTGCGGAAGTCGCTTGCCATCTCTTTCGTAAGAGTAGTGAAGCGATGTGCAACGATTAGTACAGGATCGCGCTCTACGAATAGCCCGCTTTCTTCGTCAAGCTCATAGACGCTGATTAGGGCAGCAGGGTCATCAGGTGTGCCGGTGACTTCAAAGCCGCTATCTGCGACAACAGTGCCATCAGGCTCAATCTGTGTAACCTGCCCGTAAGCACGCCCGCCAGAGTTATTCCAACTGACGTAATCACCTACAGATAGCTCATCAGGTTCTGCACGTTTTTTCTTTTTCTTGCCCTTATAGGCGTTCATCTCCATATCGTCCATATCATCTTCAGCGTCCTCCATATCAGGCTTTGCAAAGGTGATAGTGATGAAGTCGTCATCCTCCTGAATGCCGACGATATGCCTTGTTATTTTAAGCTCGTCCATTGTCCTTTCTGATTCTTGCAGGTTATTGACGATTGTCTCTGTCCATCGTAGCATCGGGTCGCCTCCCCATGCGGCATAACTAACACTGCCGCAAATCTCGTTCCCGTCGCTATCTAAAAAGTCTCCTTGGTCATATACTTTTGACCTTGAAAGAAAACTATAAGTTCTTTTTACTATGTCCTCACTAATTGCCTCTCGTTTAGATAGCTGATTTGCTCTAGCCCATCCAACTGCTGTGCCGCAACTACTGCCGTAAGACTCTTTGTGCCTTAACGCTTTTTTAGCTTGCTCGCTTGCCGCCTTAGGGTAGTCATCATACGGCATCTTCACTGCTATTTTGTGCCGGTTGCTGCGGCTGGTCAATCGTTGTCATATTGAGCTGGATAAAGTGCTTATCGCCGCCCTCTACCGGGTTGAGCTTTTCTGTTTTGCGCACTTCGTTGATGCTCATCCATCCGTTCTGGATTGCTTTATTGTAGTATTCAGCCCGTGCCTCAGTATCTGCCCGCATAAAGGCGTCCATGTTCAGTCGCACCTTAAAGCGCCCGCGCTCATACTGGCTGAACACCTTGCGGTTGTACTCCTGCTCCCACCGCTTTACCCACGGGCGGATAGTGTACTTTGCAAACTCAAGGCTCAGTTGCTCGATGTTGTTGAACGTTGCCCGGTCGAGCGCTTGCAGCATGTGCATAGGCACGCCGGTGATACGT